CGCAGCGTGTTGTTGCTCATGCGCCCGAGCACGCGGGCCGGGTCGTGGTCGGCGTAGGCGCGGACGTCGATCTGCTCGGACAGAGTACGGCGCATGGCCTCCGGGGCGATGCGCTCGCGGAAGCCGCCCAAGTCCTCGGACAGCGCGTTGAACACGATGGCGGTACCGATCAGGCGCCGGGTGTCGGGCGCGGCGGCCCGCAGCTCGGCGGGGAGGGTGCGATGTTCGAGGGTATCGGGAGCGGCGGTACGGCGTAGCTCGGTGCGCGGGATAGCCACGGTCATCATGTCAGTTGAGTACGGCTCCTTCCTGTCTGGCCCAGGCGTTCACTTGCCGGGCCCAGGACACGGGGTCAACGTCTTTCTGGTAGGCGACGCAACGGCCGCAGAGGATGGCGACCAGGACGGCCAGCTGCTCGACGTCGGCGGCATCGCGGCTGGCCGGGGGTGTCTGTTGCGCGAGGGCGCGCCCACAGTCCACGACGGCGGACGCGGCCTGGAGTAACGCCATGAGCGTGCGCAGGTGGGGCGGGACGTCTGGGAAGGCCTCCGCGAGCGTCAACCAGCGTTCCATCGTTCCCTCCAGTATACCCTTACAGGGTAGTGGTATAGATCAGAAATCGACCAGGAGCGGGGCCCGCGTGTCGTACACGCTGCCAGTCACCGCCGGCAGGGCCCGGCTGAGCGCATTGACCAGGGCACTGATCCCGTCGATGCGCTCGGTGCTCTTCTTCTTCGAGGGCTTCACGTTCTCGTTGTGGTCTAACTCGACCGTCACATTGGCGGCGCACCAGGTCAGAACCGGATGGCCCCCGTGTCGGAGCTTGCCCTGGAGTACCAGGGCTTCCAGCGCCTTAGTGGCGGCCGTGAGGGCCCCCATGGTCTGGGGCACGGGGACAGCCGGGATGCCGTCGGCCTGGAGGCGCGCGAGCATCTGGGTTGCGTTCCATGGGTCGATGCCGATGCTCTCGACGAGGTAGCGCTCGCCCAGCTCGCGGATGCGTCGTTCGATGGCGTCGTGATCAATCACGTTGCCTTCGGTCAGCGTTAGGGAGCGCTGGCGGGCCCAGGCCTCGAAGATCCCATGCCGGCGGACCCGGTCGGGCAGCATGTCCTTCGGTAGCCAGAAGTCGGCCAGGACGTCATAGCCGCCGAGGTCATCGGGGAAGATCGCCACGACGGCGCTCAAGTCCTTCGTGCTGGATAGATCCACGCCAACGAAGCACCGCCGACCGTGCAACGCGTCTGGGTCGACAGGCACGGCGCCGCGGGCCCACTGCTCCATCGACAGCCAGCGCGTCTCGGCCTCGGTCCAGATGTTCAGGTGCAAGCGCTTGAAGGCGTTCTCATAGGCGGGCATCTCGCGGGCCCGCCGGCATTCCTGGGTGAGATAGTCCCGCCTGATCGTGACGCCATAGCCGGGATTGACCCGGCGCCAGACGCGCGGGGCCGTCCAGTCGTCCTCAAGGTTGGCCCCGTAGAGCACGGGCAGGAACGAGGGGTCCTCGATGACACCGTCCCGGACCTTGACCGCGTGTTCGTGCATCTGCCAGCACACGGACGTCCGGTCAAAGCCGGCCGTGGTGATGATGAACGCGAACGGCTGGCGCCGGCTGCCCATGCTCGTCAAGAGCACGTCAAGGAGCTCGCGGTTCTCATGGGCGTGCAGCTCGTCGATGATGGCGACGTGCAGATCCATGCCGTGCTTGGTGTAGGCCTCGCTGGAGATGACCTGGTAGCGGGACTCTGTCGCTGGTACCACGATCTCCCGGCGATAGATCAAGGCGCGCTCACGCAACGCGGGCGAGGCCTCCACCATGCTGCGGGCGACGTCAAACACGATGGCGGCCTGCTGCCGGTCCGCGGCGGCCGAGACAATGTGCGCCCCGGGCTCGCGGTCCCCGAAGAGCGCATAGAGGGCCAGACCGGCCGCCGTGGTGCTCTTGGCATTGCGGCGGGGGACCTCGACGTAGCACGTCCGATAGCGCCGGAGCTTGGTCACGGGATCACGCGTGTTGAACAGGGGCCGGATGATCCGGCTCCGCTGCCAGGGGAGCAGGCGGAACGGCTGACCCGCCCACTCGCCCTTGAAATGGCGCAGGTAGGTATGGAAGAACTCCTCGACCTGGCCGGCTGGCGTCTTCGCCGTCGGCGAGGGCAGCGGGGCGACCAGGGCTTGAGGTTTAGGACCGGCCTTCATCGGGTTTCATCGGTGAGAGATCCTGCGCGACGCTGGCGCGCGGTGTAGGCTGAGGGCAGTCGAAAAACGCTGTTCGCTACAGCGAACATCAGCGCACCCCGCGGCGGTTGTTGCAGACCGCGTGCGCTGCTCTCAGGTTCGACTCGTCGTCACTTCCACCACGTGAGCGCGGGATGATGTGATCGACGCTGTCAGCACCCGGCAGGCCGCACAGATGGCAGACGTAGCCATCCCGTGCGAGCACGCGGGCCCGCTTGCCGGCGTCGAGACTCCGGCTACCCCGGCGCGCCTCGTACGAGGCCTGACAGGGCGGGCAGTAGCGGGCCGGGCTGGCGATCAGGGCCACCTTGCAGCTCGGGCAGGGGCGGCGGACGGTGGGGCTCACAGCAGCTCCGAGATGCGCTCGGCGGGCGTGTCCTCGCCCACGGGCACGAAGCGTCCGACCAGGGCGACGTCCTCGGCCCGCGGGAGGGTTGTCGCCCGGAAGGCCACCAGATCGCCGACCCGCAGTTGGGCGGCAAGCGCCCCACGTTCTGGGGGCAGCTCGAAGAAGTAGCGCACCCCGTTGCCAAGGTCCCGGACGATACCGGCATTCCTGGCGGGCTTCCAGACGATCAAGACGCCGCGTTGCATGGACTTGGCCTCCTCCTTGCCCTCGCGCGCGCGCGGGGGTACGTGTTGGCAGACTGGCAGCCTGGCACGCTGGAGCCAGGGACACTCACATTTCGGTTGGCATGCTGGGCCAGCGTGCCAAGCCAGCGTGCCAAGTGGCATTCTGGCGGGGAGTGAGAGAATCCAGATACTTACTTGCCAGTGTGCCAGCGTGCCAAATTCGTAATTCGCGCGCGCGAGCCAGCGTGCCAAATGCCCATTCGGGGAAGTGGCATGCTGGCTCCTTCGTGGGCGGATGGCAGACTGGCTCACGACGCTACCGGCGGCAGGTGCCAGTACCACGGGCCGACGTTCCCGGCGGCAGTGCGGGCCCGCTCGGCGATGATGTCGAGGTTCGCCTTGGCTCGCCAGAGGGTTCGCTGAGCGATCCCGTTCGCCTTCGCGTCAGCCATGATCTGTTTGGACTGCACGGGGCCATCGGCGAGCAGATCTCGCAGGAACGTCTCGGCCTGATCCCGCTCGCGTCGCGCTGACCGTGACTCCACCTCGTCCGGGGCGAGCAGGATATCCGCTGTGCCCTCGACGGCCCCCGGTTCCCATACGAGGCCAGCATCGCCAATGCGAAAGGCGAGGGTCGCGGCCTTCGGCCCGAGGTTGTTCTTGACGGAGGCTAGCAAGCGACGTCCGGGGGCGTTGCCGTCTTCACCGACCACGAGCACGGTGCGCGCCTGGGCGACGAATGCAACGGACCCTTGTACTCGGTTCACAAGTCGCGCTTGCTGCGCCTTTGTCAGATGCATGATGCCGGTGATGGACACGCGGCGCTCTTCGGCGAGAGCGGCGAGCGGGGTCAGGAGTCCTCGAATTTCGGCATCCTTGTACGAGTCCTTCGAGCCGAGGTAGGCCGAGAGTGGTGAGATCATCGCCGCCACGGCCCCGGTCTGCTTGATCGCCGCGTCGAGAACGGGGAGATCACGTTCGAGCGTGAACGGCCACTCCTGATTCTCTCCCCGCACCGCTTTGAGCACATGGACTCGCCGAGCATCTCCGTGCTGCCGGTCTACGATGGGGCGCACCGTATCGGCCAAACCGTCTTCGCTCGTGAGCAAGAGCACGTCGCCTTCGGGAGCCTTTCCACCATCGGGCCACTCGGCGCCCTTGGTCAAACGCGATGCCACGTCGAGGCTAAGAGTCGTCTTCCCGGTGCCGACTTCGCCGACGATCAGGGCCGTCTTGCCCTGCGCGATGCGGTTCTGCCACTGCCACTCGACGTCCGCCGCGTCGACGTCGCCGAGGCATGTGATGACGGGGGTAGTGCCAAGGTGCGCGGCCACGTCGGCCAACCCCGCTTTGCTCATCGTTGCCCCCGACTCGCCGAGCGCGCGATACGCTCGACGTCGCGGGCGCGTAGTGGTGGCACACACAAACGCGTATTCGCGTCGGAGAGCGCGGAGAGCAGCGCGGGCCCGCGCGTCCCCTCCGCCACCAGGCCGGCCGCGAGGCGGAAGAGCGTGTTATCGCGCGTCCCCTCGGGGATCGGGGCAAGGCGTCGGACTATGCCCGCCGGCCCCTGTTCCGTCGGCCGCGCTGGCGTTGGCGAAGGCGCTGGCGCGCTCAGGCGATTCAGGGTCGTGATGAGTCGCGGCGCCGGCTCGACACTCTCAGGGGTGCCGCGCCATCGCTGGCCCGTGACGGCGATGTAGCGTCTGCAGTAGTACGCCTCGATGCCGTCGCCGGCGAATGCACGATCCAGTGCGCCTTGTACCCAAAGGTGTAGGCCGTCGCCGCTCGCGGACACTTCCGTCCACGTCAGCACCATCGCCACGACTCGCGCGGCATTCGGCGTGAGGGCACCGTCCGTCTGGATACAGTGATCCAGGTCAACGCAGACGAGCCCGTCGCCCACGAGCACTACCCCCACACCCGCAATCAGCAGTCCCGCGCAGTGCGGATCGCTGGTCAGCGCGTCGTATGCGGTAATCGCGTCCTCGAATGTTCCCCACGTCGCGGCATCGGTGCTCGATGCGTTGCGATCGGGGTAGGCGATGCGACGAGGCACCTTGCGCAGCTTGCCCCCGCTCGGGTCGGGTTCAGCGCTCCACAACACCCACGGCCGCCGTCGCAGCTCGGCGGGGATGCCGGCGGGGTCGACGGGGAGAATCACGCCGTCCGCGGCCCCTGGTGCTGGGCTTCGAGCCAGGACTCGATCTCAGAGAGGCGGAACTTGCGATACTTCCCGAGTTTGTAGCTGGGGATCTTGCCGGCCTCAGCTTGGCTGTACCACCACGACTCCGGCGGGCCGTAGCGTTCCTTAAGATCCTTGACTCCGACCAAATCCATAGGGGCTCCCCTGAAGGTTCTGATTCCCGCACCTTCATACTACCTACCGTGGCCTGGGCAAGTCAAGATACTGAATGCTGTACCTTGACTTTAAGACCCGGGAACCTTCATACTGTTCACCGTGGCTAACGTGATTCCTCTTGCTCAGGCGATAGGGGAGCGGCTGCGATTCCTCCGCGGCAAGAGCGGGGTGCCGCAGGAGATCATCGCCGTGGAGGCTCGGCGGCTCGGGCTCGGATGGGCCAAGTCATCCGTAGCGGCGATAGAGTCCGGCAAGCGGACGCTTTCGATCGAGGAACTGATACTACTGCCGGTCATCCTCGGCCGCGCCGCAGTGTGGGCTCGTGAGTATCAGGTTTTCAGAAATCCTGACGGCACCGAGGAGCAGGAAGAGACGGCGGGGCGTCACCCGGTCGGTGTTCCCGACCTACTGCCAGCCGATGACCGGCCGATTCTGCTCGCGAGCGGTGCGCAGACGTCGGCGCGAGTCTTGCGCGCGTTGTTTGCCCAGGAGGGCTGGCATCAGGCCGTGCACGCGCGGCCGACCGTCGAAGACGAGACAGAGACGGCCCTGCTCAAGCACTTCCCGTGGTCCTGGCTCATGCGCATCGTCGATATGGTCCGCGAAGAATACCGTGCTCAGAAGCCACCACGCGAGTGGGATGACGAGCGCGAAGGCTTCTTCCGCCATGTCGGCCTTGAGGCGGCAGACGACGCCACAAGGAAGGCCGCGGCGGTGCTCGGCGTGCCGCCGCTCGCGGTGGCGTTTGTGGCGCGGGGGCTATGGTTTGCGTGGGGACTGACTGGTGAGCGTGAGCATCGACTCGCTGGCTCGCTGCACCTCGCCCTTGGCGGAAGGTTGACCGCAGAAGCAACGGCGCAGCTTACCCGAGACTGGAGGCTGACCGACGATCAGAAGCAGGCGCTGTTAGTCTGGCACGCCCGCTCTGGGCGCTGGCGAGGGCTCGGGCCAGCGTTGCGGCGGAAGCTACAAGCCGTCCGCGGTCACTTCACGCGCCAGCTCCTCGACGAGATCCGGCCGCTGGTGAAGGGCATCAGCACGAAGACGAAGGCGAGGAAGTCCACGAAGGCGAGGAAGTCCACGAAGGGGAGAGCACGATGAAAGGCTGGGTTGTCACTCGCACGGTGGTCGACAAGGTCAAGGCGGACGGCTCGAAGGTCTACGTGAAGCGCTACGATGCCCGCTGGCGAATCGGGCCGAGCACGATCAAGGGAAAGACGTTTCAGAAGAAGAAGGACGCGGACAGCTATCTCACGGCTATGGTGCAACGTGTCCAGGAAGGGACCTACGTTGACGTCAAGCCGGCGCTCATGGGCGAGGTCTTCGCCCGGTACCTCGAGCACGCGGTCGACGTGCGGGTGAAGGAGGGTAGTCTCAAGTCCAGCACGGCAAAGTCGTACCGGAGCATGGTGGCCGAGCACCTCAAGCCGGCGTTTGGCGCCTACCGCTCTGACCGCTTCAACCTGGCCGTGGTCGAGCAGTGGCGGGCGGGGATCGCGGAGAAGATCGCGGCAAACACGATGAGTCCGAAATTCTACGTGAACCTCCGGAACCTGCTCCACGCCATTGCGGACTGGGCGCGGCATCCTGCCCGTCGCTATCTGGCCCACGATCCGCTCGCCGGCCTCCCCAGGATCCGCCTCCCGCGGGCGAAGAAGCGGCCCCACTTCGAGCCGGCACAGGTCCTCGAACTGATGCGCGTGGCGGCCGAGTGCCCGCCAGACGACACCGTGATAAAGGTGGCCGTCTTCAGCGGACTCCGTCGTGGCGAGATTTTTGGGCTGCAATGGGGCGACGTCGACGCCGGCAGTGGCCAGGACGGCGGCCGCCTCCACGTCCGGCGCTCGATCTACCAGGGCGCCATCACAACGCCGAAGACGAAGGACGCGGACCGCGTGGTGGACGTGCCCCAGCGGCTCCTGGACGATCTCGAGGTCTACCGGGTGATGTACCCGCCCATCGGCGAGGGCTTCGTCTTCCGTCAGGCGTCAGGCCGCCCGCTGGACCCGGACAAGTGGCACCGTGAGCGGCTCGTGCCGATACTCGAGCGGGCGAAACTGCGGCTCCCCAAGGCCGGCCTGCACTCGCTCAGGCACACCTATGTCTCCTTGCTCATCGATCAGGGCGAGGACGTCAGCTACATTGCCGGCCAAGTGGGGCATAGCAGCGTCCAGTTGACTCGGGACGTCTATGCGCACGTGTTCAACAAGGTCCGCATCGACGCCATGCGGCGCCTCAACGCGGCGCTGCCATATAGCAGCCATGTAGCAAGTCAGGCCGAAACAGCAGGAACAGGCGGGAACAGCGGGGAGTGAGAATGCTAACGAGACGCAGACTTACGAGCAGGCGAGAATAGAATGGAACACCTTACCCGTTCTCATAACCCAAAGGTCGCTGGTTCAAATCCAGCCCCCGCAACCACACACGGACAAGGGGTTAGCGCTCAGCGGCGCTGACCCCTTCGTCGCTTCTGCTCCCATT